CCACTCTAATGTGCGGGTTAAATTTGGTATTTCATTGATACCAATTACCCAACCACTATCATACACAAAACGTTCTATATATGCTTTTATTGTATATGGTTGAGTCGCTTTGTACTCACTAACTGTTTCATTTATTAAATCAATAGAGGCACTTTCGCATTCAATGGTACGTGTGTTCATTAAAGGATTGTGTTCTACTGACATAATGGTTTGCCAAATATAATTGTTTTGAGGGTCAAGATATAACACATAATCGCCTACAGAAACCAGTTTCTTGATTAGTGCACTATCTGTTTTTTTAAACCCTAATGTTAACTTCAAATTTCTTGATGCAGTAGACAACACATTAGTGTCTACTGCATCAATCACGCTCACAGGTGTACTTCCATGTGTACTAACAATTGTTTTAAGTTTAAACTTTCTATCAGTTATATAAAAATCCATAGTACATCCTCCTACAAATAACTTTCTTCAACAATGCAAATAACTTCCGCAGGGTTTGCCCAACTTGAAACAATAGGTTGTATAGTTGTTTCTCCTGAACCTAATGTGAATTTCTCCCACTGATTACCAACCACGTTCAGTTCATTGTTTATAATACCATTTACTAGAATTTGTCTAGATTTAACATCTATCTCAATTATATCTCCGTCTTGGAAATAATTTCTAATGTTTTGAACTACAGGGGTACTTATCCAACGGAATTGGGTATCAGTAACGAACGGTCTTATATAGTTTGAATTTTGATAACGTCCAGTCCAAACACCCCAATATTTAATAGGTGTAGTGTCCTCTTCGTCCAAGTTATAATCAAACACAACTTGTTTGTCTATTATAACAGTGTTGTTGTTGGTTATACCTTTTATTTGAACAAGTCTCCATTTTAACGATTTCTTATAACGATACATGTTTATTTCAAAGAAATCTTTTGTAAACTCTTTACGTGATACCTTTATTGATTTCAATAGTTTACCTTTATACCAACACTCCATAACCATGTTGGTGTTCGTTGTAGCTGAATCCCTTAGTACAAAACCTAGATAATTTTCAACATTATCATCTGAAATAACATACTCTATACGTCCTCTGTGTTTCTGATTTGGTGTATAGAATCTAAAGCGATTGTGTGTGCTAAATTCTCCGTTTCTATTACCTGTTGAATCCAATGGAATTGCGTGTCTTAATGTAGGGCCGTGCCACACTTCTTTTGTTTCTCCTGGTATCCAAACAGGTAGCGCACTATCAACATCTAAGTCCATATTCCAAGAGCCTTGTATAATATTTGGAGTATTGGGATTGTTTGAAAAATATGGAGTGCTTGAACCAATAGGAGCATTCACTTCCATATTTACAGGCAATTGACTACCATAAAAGCTCCACGACACTACTTGTTGACTAACTACGTTTGTCACATTATCAACTTCCTCAGGATTTCCAAACTGTAAAAGTGAGCCGTCATCTTTAGCTAACGCAACTAGGCCATTTTCACCTTGTGTTGTGAAGATGAAACGAGGCGTGGTTTTGTAAGTACCATTGTTTTGTACCTTTAGTAGGTCTGAAATACCAGTCGTTGAAGGTTCATAATTAATTGCCTGATAGTAGGTTGGTTCATATTCCCAATGATAATCTTTTGGATTATTTGATGGTGCTGGTGCAAAACCTTTATATTTGTAGTAAGGTATATTAGGGGTTCGGGTGTCACCTTTTTCTAGTTTTGCCCATTCAATATTTACTGTTCCTTTCGTCGATCGTGGCGCTTGAAATACATTCAATGCATTTGCACTACCATCAATGTGACTTTGTGTTATTTCGAAAGTAAGTTGCCATACGTCTGCCAAACCTTCTACAGGAACCATATTACCGGCAGGTGAAGATCCAGCTCGTAAATAAATTCCAAACGTCTGTGTAGATGGTTTGCTCGCCTTCATTGTAAAAGTATACTTTTGTCCCTGTACGTAGGGTTCATTAGGAGTAAAATTAGCCGCCATATATTCTGTAGTATTAATTGGGAAAGAAGCTGGTTTAAGAATATTCTCTCCCAGTGGAATCTTACTCAAATAATACGGCGCATCAAGTAAGTTAGGCTGGTACGGTGTTGCTGTTGAACCCCGTTCTAACTTAATTTCATAGCTTAGTTCGATTTCACCAGATAATCCTTCTTCTACTAAAACTTGGAAATAGTAGCTATTCGGGTTAACCAATGCACCTGTAGTAAAAGTTTTTGTGTAAGTTGTAAACTCAGCAGTTACGTTGGTACTATCCAGAATTAGTTCTCCAAGATTATTTGTAACATCATTTTGATTTAATCTATACCTTAAAAATATACGCTTGCCACTTTGTGATACAAAATTTGAAGATTTACGTAGAACATAAGTTATTGCGTAGGTGGTGTTTGGAAGTACAGGTGTCAAATAATAGGCACTATTTTTGTATCCTGCCATAACAAATAAATTAGTTCCTGAGGTCTTATTTATTTTTAAAAAGTTACCACCATCACTTATAGTTCCGGCACCTGATTGAACAGCAAAATCAGAAAAAGAGAGGTTATTCATTAAGTTCGGATTCCCACTATAATCATAATCACCAAAGTCTAAACTGTTTGAGTAAAGATTTGCCCCCACACTTGGAGCAGTTACTGTTTCACCAATTGGTGGCAGTAGTGACAGCATTGGTTTAGACCAGTGAATAAGAGTATCCAATCCAGTAATTCCATAGTTCACATTGAGTGCTTTGGTGTTAGGGTCTGTAATTTTAATCACCTTACCATATTTTTTGAAGTCTCCTACTTCTTTAGGTATATTAATAAAGTGTGTACGCAAAATTTTTGATGGATTGACAGACCATTCTTCCAGAACTAGATTGCCTGCTTCTGGTCTATCATTATCTTCATCAATAGCTAATACTTTAGCATCTATTGAAAAGTTTACATCTTGACCTACTTGTAATTCTGGCAAGTTACGTCTATTCATAGATTGTATGGGTAACCACACGTATTCATCTTGTGCTGAACCTCCATATGGGATACCCTCTCTATAATCTACGTAAACAATAGATGATCCATTGTGTTTTTCTTCTGCTAACTTAACCCCTTGATGTAAATACACATCCTTTTTCTGATATTCAGAATCTAAAATAAGGTTTCTTGATGTAGAATATACATTCGTAAAAGTATTTGGTTCTATTTGATGAGCTAATCCATCAGGTACATCAAAAACCAGTGTTAGGGGTGTGTAGCGTGGATCGGTTGCATCATACTCCTGTACTCCTGAAAAAATAGCATTAAAATATCTATCTGGGAAGATGTCAAAAATCAGTTTCTTTGGTTCATCACTGTTAATAATTAATTTCAACTGGTCTAAAGCGCTTGAAACATCTACTCCTGTATTATCTTTAATAACGAAACCATCAATTGAAATACTATAGTCTCCCAATCGTGTATTTCTGAAATGTTTTCCATCTGTATTACCTACGCTGAAAAACTCGTTTTGTTTGCTCATGAACGGAATGTTTACTTTGGAAATCTGAAACAAATGACTTGTCTCTTGATCATCAAATGTGAATGTTCTTAAAAAATCATAATTACTAGGCATTTTTTTCCACTCCTCAATTCTTTATATTCTCATTATAACACAAATAAAGGTGGCTGTGAACCACCTTTATACATAAATATTAAATTAACCCTAGTGCGCGATTGGTGTTTCTTTGTTCAGTTTTGTTTATCTTCTGCAATTCACGATTTAATGACTTACCATCTATTAGAACATCAGTGTTCTTTTCTAAGAGTTGAACTAGTAGCTCATTTTGTTGTTGCATTAGAGCAATGATAAGTTGTAGGTTAGAGTCAGAGTTAGAGTTACTTGTAGTAACCGTTGTTGAAGTACTCTGTTTATTCAACTTCTCATTTGCATATGCTAATAGTTGCATAGCTCTTGAACGTTTAAGTCCTGAGCCTGTCAGTGGTATAACTACTTCTTCCTTATTGCCTTCTCCAACTCTTGCAATGTGTTCTTTCGTGATGATTCCACCGTTTTCATAACCAACTCCACGATACGCGTTGGTTAGTGAACCGTATCTTGACAACGCATATCTGATGGAAGCTAAGATGTTAGATAGTGGGTCAAATATATTGCTGTTGAATCCTGGCATTGCATACTGTCTGAATGTTGGGTCAATCACTTGGAGCAACCCTTTTGATGGTGTTCCATTTTTGGCGTTAATATCCCAATTGTTAACTGCATTAGGATTACCATTTGACTCTGTACGCATTTGATTTAGTAATGCATTTAAGTTTGCAGTACTGTATTGACCAGTCATTTTCAATGCTCTAATTGCTACATTTCGCCATCTTTCTACACCACTACCTCCCACGCTATCTCCTGAAATTTGAGTGTTTTGTGGGTCTTTCACACCGTTTAAATGCACGTGGTCGTAGTGGTCTCCAGCGGGCCAGGGTCTCCAATCATCATGAATACCTGTACCTGATTGTCCTGAACGGTCACGAACTTTACCATTAGTGATCACGTAACCAATCTTAGAGGCAAATTTATCAAACGCATAGTTTGCTGCTTCTGTGTAGCGTGGTGAGCCGCCTGTGACACCTGGTAGGGCAATATCAATGGCATTACGTTTACCATGTGAAT